TCAAATCTTTCAGAATTTCGATAACAGAATCCTCAAGATTATGTTTGTAGGAATTATGGAAGATTCGTTCATTCACATACAGTTAGCGACACAGAACGGTCAAGAACTTTCCTACGCAGAGTTGAAGACATTGCTTGAAAAAGCGACCCCCTATTTCGGTATCGGAGATATGATAGTTTCCGGGAAGTTGATGGGTATCAAGTTGGAGAACGCTACGTGGTACGAAGTCGGAGGGGAAGACGGTGTTGATTTCCGTTGTGAACTGGAGGCTGGTTACGATACGGCAACCGTTCGAAAGAATATACAGGTAGGAATGACGAAGTATCTTGACTTCCGTTTTTGGGAGCCAGGACAGCGTGTTGAGTGGGATAACCTGTTGGAAATCGTAAAGAACACAGAGGGAGTTCGTTACGTTGCGTCAGAGTGGTTTAAGCCATCAGTTGATGAGCCTGTATCAGATTTCATGCTGCCGAGGATTAAGAAATTCATCATGAGGGACTTGGAAGGAAACGTGATGTTTGACGAGTCGAAAGAGTTCTCTCCGGTGTTCTATCCCGCAAATTAGAGTTGTTTCAAGAGATAAAATGCAGTATTTTTACGGTGATATTAAATAAGGAACGATATGGAAGATTTGGAAATAAAATTGAAAAGACAGGAGTTTTCCTCGACGGCAACCATGGGGGTCATGAGTGTCAACGGGTTGAGAATTGCTGATACGCTTGAGGACACCCAAAGGAAACTTCCTGAGACCTGTCCCTACACCCCAAAAGGGAAGTCGTGCAAGTGTCCGGAAAAGGTATATGGAGAAACCTGTATTCCTCCAGGACGTTATAAAGTTATCTATCGGTATTCTCCGAAATTCGGAAAAGAATATCCTGCTCTTGAAGACGTGCCTCACTTCTTGGGGATACTTATTCACGCAGGAGCCAATCCCGGACATACCGAAGGATGCATTTTGACAGGCGACAGGGTTCCTGGAAGGGAACAACTGAGGAACCAGTTCAACGTCACTGACAGGGTCAAGAAACTTGTCCGTGAAGCGATTAAGGCTGGGAGGAATGTTTGGATAACCATTGAATAATTAAGATATGAAAAAGATTTCGAAAGTGGCTTTTATGCTGGTGGGAATAGTTCTTTTGGTTGCTGCGTGTAGCCGAAAGATTTATATTCCCGTGGAGAAGACTGTTACAGTAACGGAAACAGTGCGGGACACAGTCGTACAGGTACAACTCGAGAAGGAGTATGTGAAAGTAATCACACCTGACACGACAAGCACAGTTGAAACGAAATACGCTCGTTCAACCGCAACATATCATGGGGAATCGGGTTTGCTCGAGCATGATATTGAAAACAAGCAAGACAGTATTCCGGTCAAAGTAGTGTATAAGGATAGGGAAGTCATCAAGGAAGTTCCCGCTCCGTATCCTGTCGAGGTCGAGAAGAAAGTTGAGGTTCCGAAACGTATGCCGTTACGATGGTGGGAAAAGATATTCTTCTACGCAGGGATAGCCACTGTTGGTGGCGGAATCTTTTGGCTGATAAGAAAATTTAAGAAGTAACGATGGCGACAATAAAGTTTAAAGAATTTCCTCGAGTTGGACAGGG